CAAAGTTGTCGCACCAGCAGCGGACGCGTCTCGGCCAGCTGTTGCGAGAGCTGCGCGAGACACCGACGCCGATCATCAAGCAAGCCGACATCGCCGAGAAAATCGACTGCGCCATCGGCACCGTGCAAGCCATCGAACACAACAAACACGACGTGAACCCCGACACGATCGAGCAGTACGCGGAGGTGTTCGGGACGACGATCCACCAACTCTTACATCCGGCATCGCCGACGATCGCCCCCTCGGATTCTCGCTTCGCCGATTTCAATCACGAGCATCTCGAGATCGCGCGCGGCTACATGCGGGGCACCAAAGCCGTCCGCACCGCGGTCGAAGTCCTCGTGGCCGCCGACCCCCTCGCCGAAGAAGTGGCGCAACTGATGTTGGCGCTCCAGCGCAACATCCAGCAGTCGCGCGACACGCAGCTCGCGTACCACATGACGGTGCTCCTGGAACAGGGCGAGCTGGTGAAGGACCTGGCGCGCCGACTCGAGGACGATCTGACCTTCTTAGGCAAGCTCGTGACCCTCCTCGAGGACGACCCCACGAAAGGCCAGAAATGAAGCGCCGCACCAAGATCGCCCCTGGAATCTACCAGGACGCGCACGGCTACAGTGTGATCGCGCGCGTCGGCAGCGGCGCGCGAGAGTTGACCACGCCGGAGATCCGCTACCCGCTCGGCACCCCCGAGCCGACGATGATCGCGCGGTGGCATCGCGAGAAGATGCGCCTCACCGACGAGCTCGCGAAGGCCGGCGATGGCCCAGTCGTCCGGGGCACGCTCGCCGGGGATGTCCGCACCTACCTTGAGACGGCCCTGCTCACGCCACAGCGGAAGGCTGAACGCGCCGACCAGTTGCAATGGTGGTGTGAATCGTTTGGGACCAAACGCCGGGCCGAGCTCGACTCGCCCGACCTCCGTCGCGCGTTGAATGGGTTGCTCAGTAAAGGCCGTGACGGGCACACGCCGATGGCGGCGTCGACGGTCAACAAATACCGCTTTGCACTCTCGCACGTCTACACCGTCCTCGACGGCAAAGAGGCCGCGAACCCGGTGCGCAACGTGCCGAAATACCGCGAGCCAGAGCCCGAGCCGCGGGACGTGCCCTACGCCATCATCGATCGCATCATCGACGAGATCCGCGATCGCGGCCAAGGCCCCGCCTTATCGCGCACGAAGGCGTGCGCGCGCGTCCTCGCCTATTGCCCAGTGACGCCGGCGCAGTTGCGACGCATGACGCGATCCGACATTGACTGGCTGTCCACGCCGGCGGCGATGATCACGCCAGGCCGCAAGAAAGGCCACGGCACCACCGCCCGCCGGAAACCGCTCTCGGTCCGCGGGCTCGAGGCGTTCCGGGCGTTCGATGCGGCCGACGGCTGGGGCAAGGCCTTCTCGCGGTCGTCGTTCCATAAGACGTTCACGGCCGCCCGCGATCGAGCGGTCACGGCCCTCCGCGCCGAGCGGCCCGACCTGGCCGATGCGTTGCTGCGGGCCGCGACGATGCGCCCGTACGACCTCCGCCATAGCTTCGCGACGGTGGCGTCGCGTGCCATCGGGAACGACGCGATCGTTTCGGAGTTCCTCGACCACGGCGATCCGCGCACGACGAAGCGCTACACGCAGAGCGCGTTGCCGGACCACATGCGCACCGCGGGCACGGCCCTCGCCGCCGTCCTCGACGCGCCACGCTCGACGCCTGTCGACGCAGCCCCGACGCCGGCCGCCCTGCTGCCACGGTTGCGGAAGCGCCAGCGCGGCGCCTGAGCCCGACTTCCACGCACTTCCACCTAGATTTCCACCCAACCTCGCGGCGGCGCGGCTCCCCGCTTCCTTGCTTTATTTCGTAAAGGGGGCCGCACCCCCGGCGATCCGGGAGGGTCCGACTTCCACGCTCGACTTCCACGCACCATCACAATGTGAGTGGAAATAATCGGAAAATGCTAGATATTCTTGCGATCTGATTTGAGTGGAAGTGTGGCGCTTTACGGCACAAAGATAGGCAAGAAAGAGCGAAGGTCGGTAGATTTGTTAGGGTTTTTGTGGTGCGCCCGGTGGGAGTTGGACCCACGACCCCCCGCTTAGGAGGCACGACGCTGGCGCGATAATGTCCGTATAGTCAGCGACTTGCAGATACTTCCACGCTCGACTTCCACGCACATCGGGCTCAAGCCCGGATCCCTATCTTAACCTAGCGCCCGGTCCGGCGACGGACCGACGGCGCGCGCTATACGCCGCCACGACTGAATTGCCGCGATGCGACGTCCCAGCACGCCGTCGATCCGCCGACCGCTTAGGGCGCCTCGGGCGGGCGCGGCCGCCAGCGATCCGGCGCACAGGTCACGCCGCAGATCCCGTCCACACAACGCGGGTCGACCAGAATGCGCGCGGGCGCGCCGTCGTGGCAGTCGACGTGCCGCACGAGCGCGCGCACGGAGTCGAGGCTCGCGTCGAAGCGGTGCGCACTGAGACAGGCGCTGCCCGTCGTCGCGGCGAGGCCGAGCAGGAGGAGGCGGCGGGTCAGGGTGTCTACGGTAGCGCCCGGCGCGGCGCGAGACAAAAGCGCCGGTACAGACGACGGCCCCGGCGTCTGAGACGACCGGGGCCGGTGGAGGGTGAGGGCCTCAGCGATCCGCCGGCGGGATCCCCCGCCAGGCGCGGGCGATCCGCGCCCATCCCCGACCGAGCCAGCGGGCGCCCCAGCCGGTGATCGCGGCGTCGCAGGCGGGGCACACCCAGCCGCGCAGGGCGTCGACGTGCAGCGGCGTGCCGTGACGCCAACAGGTGGGATCCCCGTCCGGCCGCGTCATCGCGCCACCGCGATCGGCATCGGCATGGCCTCGGCCTTCGCCGGCCGCTTCCGCGAGCGCGCCTTGAACGCCTGGTCGTTGGCGTACTGCCAGGCCCACAGCTGGCGCGTCGCCAGGAACACCGGCAGCAGCGCCGCCGGGTCGGCCACCGGGACGACCTCGACGGGCGGATCGCCGGCGACCTTGGGGAGCCGGACGATCAGCGCCTGCGCCGGTTCCCGGTAGCCCATCTCCTCGAGCGCGGCGGTGTAGGCCGCGGCTTGCAGATGCGCCTCGGCATAGACCGCCTTGCCTGTCTTGAAGTCGATCGTGGTGAGTACGCCGTCGACGCGCGCCAACAGGTCCAGCGTCCCGGCGTAGCGGTGCTGTTTCGAATAGACGATCCGTTCGATCAGGATCGGCTTGAGCTGGACCGACACCGCCCACGCCTTGAACGCCTGGACGGCGATCATCGCCGGCGCGCTGATGACCGGCTTCGGGCCGGCCTCGGCGCCGAGCGCCGTGCGCAGCAGCCACTCGATCGCCTGGTGCGCCTCCGTGCCGATGTCGCCGGCCTTCGCGAGCGTGCGCTGATGGGCCTTGACGGTGCCCAGCTTGGCCGCCAGCGCGGCCGCGAACCACGAGGCCGGGTACGGCTGCCCTCCTGCGCTGAGCTCGCCGTAGAGCGCCGTGGCCGCCTCGCTGACGGCCTCGCGTTCCTGCTTAGCCGCCCAAGGAATAAGGGCCGGCTTATTTACTGCGCCGAGGATGTGCGTCACCGACGGGTAGAGCTCGCCGTCGACGTTGTAGAACCGGCCATCCGGGCCGTTGACCTGCGTGACCTGGGCGTCCATTAGTACGCCCGCCCGTCCGCGAGGTCGATCTCGAGCTCGTCGGTCAGGATCGCCGGGGCGACGGCCGCCGGCCGGCGCGCGGGCGTCGGCGCCGCCGCCGCGGCCGGCGCCTTGATCCGGATGACGTCGTGCCGCTGCTGGCCGAAGGTGTCGACGGTCGCGTAGAGCGTGATCGCGACACCTGTCCAGTCTTCGGTGATCGCGCTGCCGGCGATCGCGAGGATGGCGCGCGCGTTGGTCTTGTTGAGCAGCAGGCCCTTGCCTTTGCCGGTGAAGTAGACGATCGGTTTCGTCTCGACGCTGCCGGTGCGGCCGCCGCGCACCTGTTGAAATTCGACGCGGTCGATCGTGACGGTCGGGGTCTTGCCCTTCAGGTCGTAGGCTTTGAGAAAGGTCGACGGAAAGGCGTCGTTAATATTCACGGGTCTGTCCTTGGTCCTGGTTGCGATCCAGCGTCAGCGGGATCTGTTGGTGGGTGGCGCGCTGCTGCGCAATGCGGCGCAGGCAGGCGTCGAGCGATCGGCCGCGGCCGAGCTCCCGCACCACGGCGGCGAGCTCGGCGGCGGTCAGGGTGAGGGCGGGCGCGGTCATCGGCTCATGTCCTGTTCCGCGATGCGCGCCGCGTCGGCGATCCACGCGGCGTCGCCGAGCGCGCGGAGACGGTCCTCGACGGCTTCGAGGCGATCGAAGTCCGGCCGCCGTGCGGTGTAGAGCCGCACGAGCTCGGTATGCAGCGCGCCGAATTCGTCGCAATAGCGGCAACCGCGATCGCAGTCGCCGGCGCGGTGCGCGGCGAGCTCGGTCAGGGTCTTGTTGGCGGCGGCGGCCATTAGCTGCACCGCCCGCAGTAGCCGCACGCGCGCCCGCAGGCGTCGCCCTCGCGGTCGGCGCGGTAGTCGAGCTCGCGCTCGAGGTCCGCTGCGGCGATGAGCGCGTCCTCGGCTTCGGCCTCGAGCGCGGCGCGCGTCGCGAGCGCGTCGACGAGCAGGCCGGCATAGAACCGGGTATCCGCCGAGGTCTCGGGGCCGAACAGGTCCGGCACCGCGGGCGCGACGGGCGCGGCCGCGGGAACGATCGTGGTGGAGTGGAACGACTGGCTGTAGAACCAGGCGGCGGCGGGAATCGAACGGGTCGAACGTGCGGAGCGTGCCATCGGGGGCCTGCCTTTGGTGCGGCGGCGGCTCCCCGTTTACACTGGCGGGAGCCCGCGAGCCGACTAGCCTCGGTTACGGGTTAGGCGCCGGTCGGTGTTGGTAGCACCGGGCGGCGCCGCTTGCTGACTTGTCTAGAGTCGCATAACCTACAGCGCTTGTCAAGTGGGCGGTAGGTTTTTCTTTGCGGAGATTAGTTGGCAAGCGGTGTAGGTTTGTGCTACCCTCGCGGGCATGGCAAAAAAGAATCCCGCCGCGGTCGCGCTCGGGCGCCTGGGCGGCCGGGCGAGTAAAGGCAAAACGAGTCCCGCGAAGGCGCGCGCGTCGGCGCGCAACGGCAAAGCCGGCGGCCGGCCGCGGAAAGCGGCGCGCCCATGACGAGTACGAATCTCCCGCTCTATCGATTGCTCGTGAAGTTCGGCGCGAGCGAGGCGGACGCTGATTCCGCCGCGTCCTTGGACGACACGCGCCTGGCGACCAAGGCGGATCTGCAAGTGGTCGAGGCCCGCCTCGAGGGCAAGCTCGAAGCCATGCAGGCCACGATCATCAAATGGAATATCGCGACGATCGGTGTCGTCGCGGGCCTGTTCACGGCCATCTCCGCCGCGCTGCGGTTCGTCAAGCCATGAGCGCCGACGCCGCGCCCACTGAGCGGCCCGCTCGGGAGGCGGACCCGACGGCGTATCGCCTGCCGGTGACGGGGCGGATCGTGTTCATCCGCGTCGCCGATGCCCCCGCCACGATCCGCTACGAAGTCGCGCCCGGTCATGTCGTCGTCGCGATCCGCGCCGACCTGCGCGAACCGTACTAGTTCGCGGCGCCCCACTGTGATGCCCTCGTGTTAGCTGACCTCAAACGTGGCCGCGCCACTGACCGCCGTCGCGTTGGTGGCGGCGGCCCACGTCGCGCCGTTCAATTTCTGGAGCAGCAGCGATCCGTTGGGCGGGGCGATCGTGATCGTGCCCAGGCCCTGGATCGCCGCCTCGGTCACGACGACCGGCGCCAGCAGTTGCCCGCCGGCCGCGGCAAAGGGCAGCGCCGCCTGGAGCACATTGCTCAGCGTGCCGCCGACGCTGGTCGTGTTGAAGTAGAACTGGACCTGCAGGGTTCGCCCCTGGAGGCGATAGCGGTAGGTCACCACGTCGCCCGCGTCGACGGTCCACGTCATGCCGCCGCTGCCGGTGAAGATCGCGGCGCTATAGGGGACCGTCACCCAGGCGCCCTGGTCGTGGAGCGTCAACACCCAGAGGCCGTTCGCGCCCTCGTAGTAGAACAGGCCGGCGCCCCCCGGCGCGATCGGCGTGCTGCCGCTGGTCGTCATATTGGCCCAGCGATTGGCCGCCGCGGACGACGCGCTCAGATGCGGCAGGTAGAGCACGTTGCTGGCGCTCCGATTCTTGACGAGGACGATCTGCCCGTTGCTGCCGCCCGCGAGCCCCGTGATGGTCGCATCGGCGGTGCCGGACCACGTGATTACCGTATTGCCTTGCAGGCCTGGCGCCCAGTCGTTGATCGCCCCGGTTTGCGTGTTGCCGATGACGGTGTAGGCGCCCAGCGGCACGGCGCCGAGCAGCAGCGTCGCCACATCGAGCGCCTGCCCGATGGCGCGCGTATTGGACGGCGGCGTATTCACGATGGCGCCGGCCGTCGTGCTCGCGTAGACGATCGCCCCGGGCGTGAGCGGGGCGCCGGCAAAGGCAATCGTGCCCTGCGTCCGGATGGACCCTTGCGCGCCGAGCGGGATCGCGGCCAGGGTCATGCCGACGGTGTTGGCGAGCGAGGAGGCATCCGGAAAATCCGCGTCGGTGAGAAACCACTGCCCCGCCGTTTTGCCGCGCGCCCCGACCGACAGATACACGGCGTTACTGGCCGGCAGCGCTTCGCCCGCCGTGCCGATTACGTCCACGGTCTGCGAGGCGATCGGCACCGCCGCCACGTTGTCCTGCGTCCAGACGGTCGCGCCGGTCGCGGTCTGCAGCACGAACTTGTACGAGCTGCCGGGCGTCAGGTAGATGCCGAGCTCGCTGGTGCCGTTGGAGGGCCGCCCCGCGCTATTCAGGATGATCGGGTTCGCGTGCGCCACGGTCAGGCCGACGTCGCTATAGGTCGCGACGGGCGTGGAGGTGCCGGCGATAAACGTGAACAGCTGGCCGCCCGCCACCGGATTCCCGTTGGCATCGAACCCGGTGAACCGCGGCAGCGGCATGATCGTGCCGACGGCCATCTAGATCGCTCCTCGAGACAGTAGGTACAGCATGTGGTTCCTAATCGGGCTCGGCGTCGGCGTTATCGTTTCGAAAACTTGGTCTCGGCGACGGTCGGCGTCGGCGTCCCGAAGCGCTGCTGAAAGTCTCGCGCCGCCTGCAACGCTTCCATCGTCTGCGGATCCGTCATCCCCGATTGCCGCAGCCGCAGATACTCCTTCGATTCCGGCGCCGTCAGCTTTATCCGCGCCGGTGCGGGCGTCTGCGCGGCCGCGTCGGCCTCGGCCGCGGCTGATACGCGCGCCTGATACGCCGCGCGCCGTGCCGCCAGCGCCGCCTCGTTCAGCGCCCGCTGATCCGGCAGCGTGTTTGTCACCGGCGGCGCCGGCGGCGGACCTGCTGATCCCGGCGGCAATGGTGGAGCAGCTGCTGGATCACCTGACGCGCCTAGAGGCGCTGGACCGTCGAGCGGCGCTGCGGCTGGTGGAACGGGCGCAGCGTCCGGGGCGATCACGTCGCGCACGCCTCTGACGCGGCCGAGCGGCGGCTTCTCGACCGCCGGTGCGCGCGGCCCTTGGTCCTGCCCGTACAACATGCGCTCACGCAGTTGCGCTTGGGTGAGCTCGCTCGGGCGCACGGGGACCGAGGTGTCGAGGTGCGGCGCGGCCGGATCGACCGGTCCTGCGATCTCAGCCGGCGCGCCCTTCGCCCCGCGTGAATACCCTGAAATCACCATCGCGATCGGCGTCGCGATCGCATTCGGGATGCCGATCCCCGTCAGTGTGTGGCGCGCCACTTCATACTTGATCACGGGCGACGCCTGCGCGGCCGCCGCTTTCACCGCCCCCACCATGCCCGAGTTCATCGCCGCGCGCGTGATCGCGCGCCCGGCTTGCCCGACCATCAGCACGTCTTCCGGCGCGATGCCGCCGCCCTGCGGGCCGCCGATGATGTTGCTGTCGACGCGCTGCGCGGTCGCGTCCTGCCCCGGCGCGACGCCAGGCGGATGCCAGATCTTCCCGATGAAGCCGCCGCGATCTTCCCAGTAGCCCTGCGGTGGCGGCGCGGCATCCGGCACGAAGCCATCTGGCACGAAGCCCGCCGGCATCTGGTCCGGCATTACTGTTTCCTCCATCCGGCCGGCAGGGCCGTGCCCGCCGGGACCGTGCCCGTTTGTCCGTTCGGTCCGATCACCCGGTCCGCCGCGGCAGCAGCCGGCGACGGGGTCGCACTGCGATCTCGCACGAGGATCGAGGCTTCGGCGTTCTCCAGCATGGTGTTGATGTTCTTCAGTTTCTGTTGCGCCGTGCCGACGGTATCGGTTAACTGTGGGATGTCATTCGTGATCGCCTGCGCGATTTCCGCCTCGTTGATGCGCAGCCCCTTACTGCCAGCGGTGGCGCGCAAGGTCTGGATCGCAGCGGTGCGCCACGAGTTGAACGCCGCGATCTGGTCGTTGCTCTGGAAGAGTTTCTGGAGCGGCACCGCCACGGTCGCCACGCCGCGAGCGCCGGTGCCAGTCGGAAGCAGATCTTTGATCTGGTTGTTGATGGCCTGCTGGTTCGCCCGCGCGTTGTCGATCTCCTGCAGCGCGTTGGCCTGCTCCTTCGAGACCGGCACGGCGCCGGCCGCGTTGGCGGCGTCGCGCGCCTTATTGCGGGCGTCGCCGGTGTAGGTGCTCAGGTCGACATAGGTGCGGCCGGCGGTCGTGGTCTGGACATCCGGCGTGATGTCGACGGGTTCATTCTTGGCCTTGAGCGCGGCCAGGCGGGTGCGTGCTTCATCAGCTCGCAGACCTCCGAGCTCGTGCGCCATCGCGGCCGCCGCCGGGTCCTGACGGGCGGCGGCGCTCGCGCGCAGAGTCTCTTTGATCTGACTGGCCTTCGTCGTGTCCCCGTTCGCGATCGCCTCGAGGAGCTGTTCCTCGATCGGACGGGGGGGCGGCGCCGGCTTGAGCGCCGCCATCGCCTTTTCCGCCCGCGCGCGCACGACGGGATCGGGACTGCTGAGGTCGGCGGCGAGGCTCGCCTCGGTCGGCTTCTCGGGGATGATGTTGGACGCGATGGTGCGCCCGAAGGCGTCGGTTTCGGTCGTATCTTTCGCGTGCGTCTTGGTGGGCAACAGCCGCGCGGCGGTATTGCGCAGCTGTTCGAGCGCGGCCTGCTGCTGCTCGGGCGGCAACGCGAGAATCTGCTGGGTGACTTTCGCATAGTCGGCCGGCGAGAAGACGCCGCCGTCCTCGGCCGTGACCCCATGCCCCGCCTGCTCGAACGCTTGCTCGATCGGGATGCCGGCCTGCATCAACGTCAGCACGCCGTGCGCCGTCGTCCCCGCCGCGATCACTTTGTCGGTGGCGAGCTGCTTCTGCGTGGCGCGATAGCTCTTGATCGCGTCGTTCTGGAGACCCGCCGCGTGGAGAATATCCGGCACCTTGTCGCCGAACCCGAGGGCGGCATACGCCGCGCCGATTTTGCCCGGGTCGAGTAACCCGGACTCATCGAGCATGCTGGGCCGCTGTGGCCCTTCCACACCTGGGGGCAACGTGTTGCCCTGGAGCAGCGTGGCCTGCGCCTGTTGCGCCTGCTGGTCTCGCTTCGCGTTGTCCAGTTGGATCGCGCCCTGCTGCAGCTGCTGCTGCCGGATCGCACGGTTCTGCTCGGCCCCCTGCAGCGCCGCGATCTGCCCCGGCAGCGCGCCGATCGCCTGCCCCACGCCCTGAATCGCGCCGCTCCACGCGTTGCCGCTCTGCACCGCGGCGTTGGCGGCCGCGTTTCCCGTCGCATACGCGCGCTGCGCCTCGATGGCGCCCTGCTGCGCGAGCCGGTCGGCGATCGACGCGGTCAGGGGCGAGCTGTACGGCTGGAAGGTGAACGCCATCAGACCAGCCCGAGCAGCTTGAACTTATTCGCCCACTGGTCCTGCTGCTGCTGGTAGCCGAACAGCGTCCCGCTCCAGTCGTACTGGCGGTTCTGGTCGATGTTGTGCTGGCTGTAGTACTGCCCCTGATCGAAGTTATGCGCCGCGGCGTTGTAGGCGTCCTGCGCGCTCTGGTAGTCGTACTTGTAGGGGTCGGTGTACTGCGTCTGGTAGTTCGTCTGGTAGGGGTCGGTGTACTGCGTCTGGTAATTCGTGTTGTAGGCCTGCACGGCGCCGGCGCGATTGGCGGCGTAATCCTGCTGGCGGTTTTGTTCGTTGGTCGTGTAGTTCTGAAAGGCGTTCCCGCGGTTGGTGGCGTAGTCCTGCTGCTTCCGGTTGTAGAGGTTCTGATAGCCCTGCTGCGCGATGTCGTTCGCGTTCAGCAGCAGATCGTTGATCGTGCCGCCGGTGTTGAGGATGCCCTTGGCGGCCGCCGACTTGCTGATCGCGTCCTGCTGCGTCTTGAGCGTGTACTGATAGGTCGGGTCGTTCTGGAGATCATTCGGATCGGGCGCGGCGAAGTCGGCGTAGGAGAACGGCTGCGCGCCGGCATAGTCGGCATACGAGAACGCCGGCGGCGGCACGTAGGCGGGCGGCGGCGTGTAGCTGGGCGGCGTGAAGACGGGCGCGCCGGGATTGTCGCCCGAGGGCGGGCCGACCTGCGGGGTGACGGGCGGCGGCGTGTAGGACGGGGGCGGCGCGGTGACCGTGCCTCCTCCGCCGCCGGCGCCCTCCGCGGGCGCTGCGGGCGCGGCCGGCGCCGCCGCGTCCGGCTGGAACATGTACAGCCGCTCATCCCAGTGATAGCCCGGGGGCGGGTCGTTCGGCGATCTGCCCGTGCCGACCTGTGACCCATCGGGGTTCGTCGGGATCGGGCCGGGATTGCCCTGCTTTTGGTTGTAGGCGATCGCTTCGGGCGTGCCCGCGACGTTGTTGGAGGTGTAGTCGGTCTTGTTGGCCCAGTACTGATCGTATTCGGCCTGCGACAACGGGCGGCCGAGATAGGTCTGATAGTCGCCGTTGACCTGCGCGAAGGACGGCGCCCCGGGCGCGCTCATGATCCGCCTCCCAGCCGGAACGCGGCCGGCCGCACCAGGGCAGGCGCTTGCGGCGCCCCGCTCGGCAGATACGCGTTGATGCCCATCGGCAGGTTCCCGCCGCCCGCGCCCGCGCCGCCGCCTTCCCGGTTCGGGTTGTTGACGAACGCCGTCGGCCCGGTCGACGCCTTCACCCAGTAATCGGTGTTGGCGCCGGTGAGGCCGCCGGTATCGAGGATGCGGCCGGCCCAGTAGCCCGGATCCTTCGTGAGCGAGGGATCAGCGCCTGGCAGCGACGACAGCGAGCTCACCCACGCGGTAATCGCGGCACGGTCAGTCGGCGCGCCGGTATAGGCCGGGGGCGCCGTCGCCCCGCTGAGCACCGGCCCGCCGCCTGGCGCCGTCAGGCCCGGAGCCGCAGCGCCCGGCGCGGGACTTGCGCCCGGACTGGCCGCCGGCGGCGCCGCACCCGAGCCGCCGCTGGTGCCGAGCGCCGCGTCATAGCTCGGCGCATCGGGCAGGTCGACGCCCAGCTGGCCGCCGAGCCCCTTCACCGCGTTGTAGTGCGTCAGGTACTGCGCGTAGTTGGCGCGCTGGCTCGCCTCGTACTTCGCCTGGTCCGCGGCGGCCTGCTGCTTCTGGAAGTCAAGCGCGGCGGCGTTGGACTTCGATTGCGCGTCGGCCGCGTAGTTCGCCGCGGAGGTTTGGTCCGTCGCGGCCTCTTTGGCGGCGTTCGCCGATTTGCTCGCGCCGACGATCCCGGCGCCGGCGGTGCCGGCCGCCACGCCGAGACTGATGGCCGTAGATGCCGCGACGCTCATCGTTCGTCCTCCAAGGTGCCGGTGCCGAACACGACCTGAATCAACCGCGCATCGCGGCCGGCCGCGCCGTAGTTGTCGACGATCGCGCGCGAATGAAAGAGCGGCGCCGGAAACAGCACCAGCCGATTCGGCGCGGCATCGACGGTGTGCCACGGCTCCCAGGTGTCGGCGTCGCGCCAGGTGGGCCACTCCGCGAGGAACTCGGGCTCGCTGGTCGCGGTGCTCGCGGTCGCGCCGGTCTCGCGGTGGCGCCAGAACGTCGTCCCGTCGTCGGGCGGTGGATCGACCGTGAGATAGAAAATGCCCGTCCAGTCGCCCATGTCCCGATCGGTGTGCAGGAAGTTCGGCTCGACTTGCCCCGCCGAACTCTGCCGATAAAACGAGATCGTCGGGACGGCGTGTGGATAGTGCGCACGGATCCAGTCCGCAAGCGTCGCGTCCTCACACGGCGCGATGCCGTGAAAGAGCGCCGCGCCGACCGGGACGCTGCGAAACGCCAGCGCGCGCACGGCCGCGGTGTAGGCGTGCCAGTCGGGCAGCACGTCGTCATGCACGCGCAGACAGCCGGCGCCCAGGTGTGACGACACTGCGGGCCGCGAGCTGGTCGGCGGCGCGACTGCGGCCGCGCGCTGGTTCAGATCGGCGAGCACCGTCGCAAAGTTCGACGTCATGCGGTCAACTCCCGCTGATAGGTGCGCTCGATCGGCGCGTAGCCGAGTCGCGTGTACAGCGTCTCCACGTCGCGCGTGGGCGCAATCAACTCGAGACGGACGGCCCCCTGCGCGCGCGCCCACCGTTCGGCATCGCGCAACAAGCGCAGCCCGAGCCCGCGATACGGCGGATCGATCCAGAAGGCGACCTCTCCAGCGACCCACTCGCCGCTCAGGTGATGCGCATACGCGATGAGGGCGAGCATCCCGACGAGCACGCCATCGGCGTCGACGACCAGCACGTCGCCATGCGGCGCGTCGACGAGCTGCGTCGCCAGCGCGCGCACCTGGGCGGGATTGTCGGCCAGCCGGCCGCGATAGACGCTCTGCGCCAGGAACCGCGCGCCCATCGCGACGATCCCCTCGACATCGGCGGCAGTCGCCGGCCGGCGGATCACGTCAGCGCCTCCACGACGGCGTCGAGCGCGTAGGCCAGCGGGATCGGCCCCGTGCTGCTGTAGGTCGTCGCCACGGTAATCGGCAGGGCCGGGGTCGGATAGATCACCACGCTGCCGAAGGCGTGCGTCGCCGTCGTGTTCCCGGTCACGGCCGGAAACGTCTCGGTCTGCGCGACCGCGTTGGCCGTCCAGCGCACGACCACCGCCACGCTGCTGCTGGTGGTCGCCGCCGTCGTCACCTGCAGCGCCCAGCTCACGCGGTACGCGCCCGGCTGCGTCGGCGTGAGCAGCGTCACCGGCGCCACGGCGCCCGTCAGGGCGACCCGGTGCGTCGACGCCACCACGGTCGGCGCCTCGAAGATGCGCGCCACCACCGTGGAGAGCCAGCGATACCACCGCTCGCCCATCTTCCGGTTGGCATCGACCAGCGGGTCGTATTGCGGAATCGGATCGATCGGGGTACTCACGCGGCATTGGCCCCCGCCGTCGCCTCGTTATTGACGAGGGCATCGAGAATCCGCCAGGGGATCGGATCCGTCATGACGATCTCGGCCACCAAGAGGCGCGGCGAGCCGAGCCGCGTAAAGACGGCGCGCCGCAGATACTGGCCGATCTTGCCCACCCCGCACGATCGCCAGACGCCCCAGGTGTGCCCGCCGTCGGCCGAGAACCGCGCCAAGAGCTGCGGGTCGCTGCCCTGGCCGGTCACCAGGCCCAGGCCCGTCTCGAGCACGAGCTCGAAGCGCCGCAGCGACAACCGCTGCAGGTCCTGGATCAGCACCGGCCCGCGCCGCAGCCGCCGGACATAGTCGCCGTTGGATTCCGTGCTGTAGGTGATGTCGAGCAGCGAGAGGGTCCCGGTCTGCGCTTCGCCGACAATGTGATGGCCGAAGGCGTAGAGGTGAAAGCGCGGGCGCCACACGTCGTAGTCGCCGCGCGCCGCGTTCCACGAGCCGAGCTCGGTCCAGTGCTGCGTCGTCAGATCGTACTGCCAGGTGGCGTTGGCGGCGGGGAACCGCAGCACGTAGAGCGTGTGGCCGGCCATCCGATAGACGATCTGCTCGGCATCATCGATCCGCGCGGTGCGCTGATAGCCGGCAATCGCGGTCGCCACCTCCAGCGTCGAGATCGGCTGCGGGCCGTAGCCGCTGCTCTGCACGATCAGCCCGGCGCCGTCCTGGCTTTGCGTCAGCCAGAACCCCTGGCCCGCCGTGAACGCGAACGAGAACGCCGCGACGATCCCGTACTGAATGTTGAGGCCGGTGCGCGCCGCGAGCGGAAACGGCGAGGTCCCCGCATCGAACCAGATGTCCCCGCTGTTGCGCCCGAGCAGCCAGATGTCGGGCGGGTTGACCTCCATCGCAATCCAGCGGTCGGGCTGTGCGCTGCGTAGCGCGAACTGCGTCGGGTCCCAGGTCAGGCCGTCGTTGAGATTGCTGAGCCGCAGCTTCCCCGTCGCCGCGTTGAGCGCCAGGAAGTACTCGTCGAGCATGCCGATCTGGGTCGCCTCGCCCGTGAGGACCTGCGTGAGGGTGTTACTGCTCAGCGTATAGCAGTAGGCGTTGGTGCCGCTGGCGACCAGGAGTTGCCCGCCGGTGATCCCGTTGTAGGTGATCTGGGCCGGCGTCGGGCTTTGCGCGACCGTCCCGCGCCGGACGAGCGTGGCGTCGGCGAAGATCTCATAGAGGCCGCCGCCGATCACCACAAACGCGCGCGTGTCGGCATAGATGCCCGCGCTCGCATTGACGTCGGTCAGCACGCCGGCCGAGGTCGCGGCCGTGATCCAGGGCTGCTGTCCCGGCGTCGGATAGAGCGCGGTCTTGTGCTGCGGCCCCTCGGTGCCAATCGTCTCGAGGTAGAAGTTGACCGTGCGCTCGCTGGTCGCGATCACGCTCTGGCTGGGCGCCGAGCCGCCGATAAAGCCCGGATAGGACGGCATGTTACTGATCCGTCCGGATGTCATAGCCGCGCAGGACGACGCTCGGGACCGCCGCGCCCATCCCGAGGTCGGTCATGCGCAGGTTCGCGGCCTTGACGCGCATCATCGACTCGCTGGCGATCCGGAGGATCGCCGGCGGCACCGGTTTCTCGAAGGCCGCGGCGAGTTCGACCGTCAGATTCGATCGCAGGCAGCGCCGGTACCCGGCGGGCAAGGCGACGACATCCGTGAGCAGCACCTCGGTCAGCGTGCCCGGCGCATAGATCACGCCGCGCAGGGTCGGCGCCGTCGGCACCGGGAACACCCAGAGCGTCCCGGTCGGCGTCACGGTCGGGTCGTACCAGAACGCGGTGGGCTGCGTCTGCGTCAGCGTCTTCTGCGCGAGCGCGACATAGGCCGCCGTGGTCAACACGCCGCCAAAGAGGATTTCGATCGGCGTCGACAGCGTCGTGTCGTAATAGCCGATGTCGGCGATGTCCTGCGGGCTGACCGGCGTGGGCACATTGACCACCGCGCCGACGCCCACGGCATAGCTTGCGGTCCCCGGCACCAGCGGCCAGGTGGCGCGCTGGAGGGACGGCATCGTCAAGCCCTCGAGCGCGAGCGCGTCGATCCAATCATTCAGGCGATCGAGTCCGAGCTGCGCGTCGTCGGCGCTGAGGATGTCCCCCGCGCCGATGATCTGCAGATCCTGCAGCGCCGCCTGGATCAGGTCGCGATAGGTCAATGGCCTTTGCCCTTGCCGACGGTCTTGCCGCCGCCGGCGGTCTTGCCGCCCTTGCCGTAGCGCAGCGCGGCGGTCATGGCGTGGCCCAGAGCGCGACCAGCAGGGTCGCCGCCGTGCCCGCCGCGTTCACGCGTTTGATCCGAATCGGCAGGATCTCGCCCGGCACGGTCGTGAAGGTCACGACGCTGTCGTTCTGGAACACGGCCGCCACCGTGCCGCCGCCGCCGCTATAGATCGCATCCACCAGCAGCCCCGGCGGCCCGCCGGCGATATTCACGGTATCGGAGGGCGTGATCGCGGCCGCGCTGTTGTAGTAGTCGTTGGACACGGCCTAGCCCCCCTCGGCGGTGCGCGTCTCCGCCGCGGCCGCGAACGTGAAGCTGAGCGCATTGCTGACCGCGCCGTCGACGCTGCGCACGACGACCGGCACCGTGTCCGGCGCGAGCCAGACCGCCATGTCGACGCCGGTCGTCAGCTCGGTCGGCGACACCCAGGTCGTCGGCTCGTCGTGGTCGGCGAACACGATCACGGCGCCGTCGATCAACCCGGTCCCGTGCACGTGCAGCGTGAACGAGGGCGCGCCGAGCACGACCGAGGGCGGCGCGAGCGCGGTCAGGTCGGGCGGGGGCGGCGTCTCGGCCCAGCTCCAGCCCTCGCCCGGCAGCGCCAGGGCCTCCTCCTCCGAATAGACGACCTGGTCGACCCCGCCGTGCTGATGCGCCCAGCGCGGATAGACCGGCTCAACGCCCCGTGGCGTCGCCAGCCCCGTCGGGATCGCGGGCGGGACGGGCGGGTCGGGGTGCGGGTGCGGATGTGTCCGATGCGTCGCCATGCTCAGGCCTCCTCGACCGCGGTGACCGCTTTCGCGCCCTTCTTGCCGCCCTTGACGTCGGTGACGTGCTGGTGCGTCGTCTCACTCGCGGCCTGCAATTCGGCCCGCGCGCTCGCGCTCATGCCGCGCGCCTGGAACGCCGCCTCGGCGGCCGCGTTGCCGATCGCCTGCTGGCGCTGCTCGTACTTCGCGAGCGCCTCGGTCGGCGTCTCCGCGCAGCCTTGCCCGCCCGCGATGCGCTCCTCGCTTTCATCGCCGACGATCCGCGTGCAGCTGCGGTTGAACGAATCGACCCGCAGACACGCGCGCTGATAGGCGTCGGCGGTGTCGAACGCGTACGGCTCGGGCAGCGGCAGCAGACACGCGGCCTGGAGCGTCGCCGGATCGATCTGCGCCAGGTACACCATCTTCGGATACGGGCGATAGACATACGGGTTGCCCGGCTGCGTGCCGCGCGGCACCAACTCGGTCTTGAACTGCTCCCACTTGCGCAGCTCCTTGCCGAGCGCGGAATGCGGATTGATGACGAGGCCGCCGGGGGCGTCGTCGTCGAGCGGATGCGGCGCGAGATCTTCGAAATTCATGGAGCCCTCAGTTGTGCGTCGAAGTGCGCTGATGTGCGCCAGACCGGCGCGCGCCTCCCAGACGCGCGCCGATCGGGCCGTGTTACGCGAGCACCGGGACGGCGCCGGTGCCGATCTGCACCCAGACGCCGTTCATCGCCATGTTGATCGCGCCGCCCTGGGACGCGGCGGCAAACGTGGCGACGTCGGTCGCGGCGCCGCCGCCGCCAAAGCCGACCGTGGTGTAGGTCACGGTGTGCGCGGCTTTACCGTTGGCGACGAGGATTAGGATCTGGCCGTCCTGGTCCTTGGTCGGGCTCGTCAGCGTCATCACGAGCACGCCCGTGCCGTTGAGCACGTGAATGCCCGGGATGGGCGGGATCGCGCCCGAGGCCGAGTACGAGTACATCGGCCACGCCTGCTGCAGCGGGAAGGTCACCATCGTCTGCGGTTGCGGGTTCGCGAAGTCCGACGTCAGACCGACCGTGACGTTGGCGCCGCTCTTGTGCGCCGCGGTGGCCGAGCCGTCGAAGCCGCGCGAGATCGGGATCGTCGTCCCGCTCACGTAGCCCTTGGCGACCTGGCCCCATTCGCTGTCGATGCGCAGCGGCATGCCCGGCGCGAAGCCGGCCGCCGACGCGACCACGATGCTGACGTCATTGACCGAGACGGGCGAGGCGAGGGTCGTTGTTGACAATGCCATGATGTCCTCCCTTACCCGACCACGCGGCACGCGAGCCGCGCCTGGACGGTGGCCGCGCCGATCAAGATATCGAGGCGCGACGGGTTTTGGTCGGTGCCGATCTGGTACTGCTCGACCATCCGGATCGAGAAGCCGAGCGCTTTCGACCGCACGGTCGTCGCCTCGGCGCCCGCGCCCGGTTTCATGAGATCCGCCATCACGAACGCGAAGGCGTCCGGGTGGTAGACGAACGACTGCGGCGAGGCGGTCGCGGCGAGCGTGCCGGCGACCGGGTTGGCCGACCAGACGGTGATCGCGGCGTTGGCCGCCGGGGAGACATCCACCGTCTGCAGCTGGCCCGACGTGATGATCGAGGGCGAGATGGGCAGCGCGGCGATCGCGCCGGCCACGTCGCCGGTGTCCGCCGTCACCACGAACTGCTGCAGGCGGCCGACCGACGAGTAGGACAGCGGGTTGACGGTGTTGACGCCGGCGATCGTCAGGATGTCGCCCTTCTTGAGCGTCGTGGCCGCCGAGGCCCAGCCCGTCGTGCTGATCGCCGAGCCGGTCTGCCCCGCGCCGCTCACGACCGGCGTCGACGCGGTAAAGGAGCCGGTGGTGTGCGTCGGGCGCACCGGGTCCTGATACCACTCGTCGATGCCGAGCTGCCGGCGGCCGAACATCCCGTTCTTGTAGTTCTCGCCGATCACCGCCGACGGGTTGAAGAGCGTCGAGGACGCGTTCGCGATCGTCTGCATGGCGAGCGGATCGAGCACCGCCACACGGCCGCGCAAGGGCGTCGCCTGGTCGGTCAGCTTCGTGCCAGCCTGCAGATAGGTGAGCGTGGCGGCGGGCGTCGTGCCCGGCGTGCCGACCGCGTTGAACACGTCGCGGTAGACCGCGTTGAACGCGAGCACCTCGGCCACGTTGGCGAGCGCCTCGCCGCCGGGTTTGGTATAGCGCGTGCGGACCTCGTCGATCTCGGTCGTCGCCTGCGCGCTGCTCCAGCCGAACGCGACGTTCTTCTGGTTGGTGAGCGTGATCGGCACCGTCTGATCGAAGATGTTCTGCAGCTGCAGCGCCTGGCCGTCGGTGGCCTGGAAGCGCTGCGGCAGGCGCGCGTTGACGG